ATTTAAGCTTTTCTTCCTTAAACATTCTGAGCGCGCGGATACATGCAAGCTGCACTAAATCGGCGCTGAATCCTTGCACCGGATAATTCAAAATTTGAGTTGCTTTGGTAACACGATTACTTTTAGTACGTTGCACATCAGGCCAGTAATACTGTCTACCTGACGGCGTCTGAACTATACCATCTCTCAGCGTACCTTCCATTAATTCGTTATGCCACTGATAGATACCATCATAGATTCTATAAAATGAATCAAAATATTCCCTGATATGGTCGGGCTGACCCATACCTCGGCCCCCGAAGAGGGGTTGGAAGCTGGCCCACTTATGGCTCGACCTCTCGTCTTTGGTTATCTCAGAAGGATCTTTTTGTAGGCAAATGCTTGCGGTCTGACGGTGAATGTCCTTGCCGCTAGCTATATCTTCCTTACCTTGAACATCGTTACTAAGTTGCACCGCAGTCCTAAATTCTAACGAGGAATAATCTGCATCAACTATAAGATGGTCTTTGCCAAACCGAGACACCACACATTCTCTTACAGGAAAGCCTCTTTTTGGCATATTTTGCAGGTTCAAGGATATACCACCGCCCGAGGATAGTCTTCCAGTAGCTGCCGTGCATTGGTTGAAGTTTGCATGTAGCAAACCCGTTTCCCTTGTACCTCTTTTTATCCCCGCACAAAAACTATCTAGATATGTAGAGATTGCCTTAAGCCGGCTAATTTTAGTTAAAAACTCTACTGCAAGAGTTTTTCCCTTGGCCTTGGCATGTTCAATAAGCAAAAGTATAGTTGCTTTATCGGTCTTAAACCCATTAGCTGAAGCATAACTTGCGTTTAAAGGTACCATTTTAAAGCCGGCTATTTCTGTAGTAGGCTGATATATGGCACCCTTTTTATTGCAGGTTTTACAGCCTGTCCTTTGCTGGTAAGGCTCGCCCTGCACTCTGTATTTTTTACCATTCTTTTGTTTAGTCTTTACTTTATACTTCTGCGTAGACCCCACGCCCTTGCAATCAGGGCAGCAAATTGCCGTTGTTTTACGCGCAATAGCAGTAGTTTGATGTACCAACGAAGCAAAGTCTCGTTTAGAATATCGTGGGCTATGTTTCTTATTGCCCTCATCGTCCACGCCTATATTGAACACACTTATATGCATGGGTTTATCAACGACTGTTCTACTATAAATAGCCATACTTGTATCGGCACCGGAGTTTAAGTTAATGGGCGTATCCCCCATAACCTTTTCTAAGGTAGAGTGCAGCCACTGGGTTAGTTCAACCTGCTCTGCCCTAAACTCTCCCTCAACCTTTTCCAGTTTTTCCAGGTCTATTTTTATGCCATTCATCTCTATTTCAATAAGAAATACTAGCATTTCATTCATAAATAGGATTACTTCTTTAAGGGATAAATTGTAGCCCTTAGCTAGATCCCTTTGCTGATCTAAATATATCTCACCGCAAGTTTTTACATCTGCAATGCCGTACTCAATCACATCCTTTAGAGGTATTTTTTCAAAACCCACGCCGCTCTTGAATAGATCATCTACAAGCTCACTTAGTTTGCGGCTTGGAGTCTTTCTACGTTCCGCAGTGGCTTTTAGACCAAGTCCCAGCATATGCCCTCTACCCTTGGCGAGGCAATATTCTGCAATGAGAGTGCAGTAGATAAGTTTTGGCAATTCAAAGCCCATTTCCAAGAGCCATTCGCCATCAAACTTACCATTATGTATAACTAAGACATCTGCTTCTGCGAGATGTTGGGTCAACCTGGTTATATCGCTGGGTTGAGTACACTCTTCATGATAGAACGTATCAATATGCACGACATCTACCGTTTCATCTCCTAGCCAGCCATATTGGGCCATTACGCAGCGGTTTCGGGGGTTTTTAGGGCTGTTGTCTATACGGCCTTCTATTATTTCTACAGTAGTCTCTAGATCCAATACTAAGATATTTACCATGAGGGTTCTCCGTTTTCGTCAAGGGCAACTTTTTTGAAGCCCATGTCTCTAACGGGGATATTTTTAGGTATAGGCTTTCTAGGTGTGACACCCATTAACTTAAGCCAGTTTTCTAATGCGGCGGGTAAAGGTTCATGCGACATAGCGATTTAACTTTGATTGTAAGTTGCAAGGTACAGCGCCATGCCAGCCACTAATTTTATTCTTCATTACATTGATTTGCCGAAACGGATCGTCAGGGAACTTTTCTAAATTTTTGGACCCTATCCCCAGCATCAAATCGCTCTCCGCACATTTACCAACTTTACTTCCCTCAAGCATACTCATGGATAAAAAAAGCTGGCCTTCTGCCTCATGGGAAGCTTGGCTCATGGCAATGAGTACTACGGAATGCTTTTTTGCTAGCTCTCTCAAACGGTAGTATAAGTCTCGGAGCCTTTCGTGCCCTGAGTTAAACTTCTCAGTGAGGTTAATTTTATCCGCCATATCAACGATACAACAACTCACCGGGTACTTTGCTAGGTAAGCATCCAGTGTTTGGATAGTCCAATCCTGGCAATCTCGGATGATAAACTTATCTTCTATTTCTGAATAAGCTTTTAGGGCCTTCTCAGGCTCCGCAAAAACTTCCTCTTTGGTCATTCCGCTGTAGGCCTGGACTGCGCGCAACTTGGTTTTTTTAGCAATCTCCTCATTTGCAACATAAGCCACAGTGTAACCTTGTTCGCAGAAACCTTCTCTGGCGGCACAAATCGATACTGCAAAAGCTGTTTTGCCGACATTGGAATATGCCGCTATTACGCAGAAGTCACCGCGCGCAAGTCCGTACACCTTGTCACTCAAAGGTTTTATATTGAACTTAAGCTTATGTTCGTCCGACCCGAACTCTATTAATTTATATATATCATTAGTTACTTCTTCACCAAAAATATCGTCAGGTAAGTATCCTGTTGATACCTTATTGATGTAGGACATTGCTTGATCCATTGCGTTGCTATCGCCTTGGCGCATCCTCAGTCCAAATTCCGCAATGTCGGTACCAACACTTTGGCGCCACTTTTCTTCAATAACCTCTTTGCTAATATCCAAGGATATTTCTTCTGCATCCACTATCATGTCGATGTGCTGCTTTATGTCCTCGGCCCATGCCGGGGTTGATGTTGGATTTATACTTTCCCAAAAAGTAAATATTTCTAAAGAAGTTAAGTCTTGTTCTGTTTTAGAGTGGCAGTTTAAGATTACATTAAAAATTTCTTGTAGATGTTCGTCAAACAATTCCGGTCTAAGTTTACTCTGATTCTCTAGAAAGAAATCTTTTCTTAAGCAGTTTTTTATTAATGAATGGGACAAGTCATTTTCCTTTAGCTGACACTCTACTGGTTGTCAGTCGTAACATAAGACATGCCATAAAAAAAGCCCCAATATATATATTGGAGCCTTTTTGAGATATTAGATCGTTACGATAGCATATAACGATAAATTTTTTTATATTTTATAAACTGCTCTAATGCATTGATTTTGCTTAATTTTTAGGTTTATTTTGTCGGAAAGCCATTTGCGAAATATCGGGTTTTGCATTCCCGCGCCGCTCCTTACAGTCGATGGCAGCAAAGGAAACCTCTTTATTCTCTTCCTTTATCTCTTCCAACTTGCGCCGTAGCATTTGCTCGGCTTTTGCAGCACCGGTAAAATCTGGTACATCCAAATCAATTAACATGATAGCTCTTATAAACATAGTGTATTCCTATAGTTTTTATGGGCTCTATTATCGCCCCACACATTGATCTCGCAACCATGAGTTGCGCCTTTCATATTCCACTGGCCTTTACCAGCTTTAAGTTAAGTTGTTGGGGGACCATTTTTCGGATTGGCCCACCATGTGGCAAGATAAACATAAATAAAATCGTCTTTCCTTTTGCGAATAGCTCCAATTTCGATGGAATTTCGCACAGAGGATACCCAACTTCTGACGTAATAGATTCCTTGTATTTTAAAACTATTATGATGATGTTTCGCTAGTCCATACAGCGTATATATTCCTTTGGCATGTTTTTTATGTTTCATGATTTGAGCCCCCATATGCTCCTGATCTGTCTCCTAAAGCGGCAGTTTCTAAAGGTTCCTAGCTATTCATATCCAGTAATTTTTGTATATCGTTGCTACTTAGAAGTTTTAAATCCTTATTAGTTAGACGCACTTGGATATCATTTCCACAACGCCTAGCCTCTTTTAAAGAGTTTAAGGCCGCGTCATTGTCAAGTATTAAAAACCGTTTAGTAAAATCTTTTAATGTTTTTACAATGTTTGGTGGTATTTTTGTGCCAAGCAACGCAAGACCAGCGCAGTTTGGTAGCCTCGACACAGAGCAAGCGGAAGGAACATCCTCCACCATTACTACATTGGTGCCGCTACCTACTAAAACGCTGCCCCCAATATTGCCATAAGAAACCCATTTACTTTGGTAGCCGGCAAGTAGCCTACCTACAGCGCCCTGCCTATAGTAAAACAATACTCTGTTCTCGGCCGGCGCATAGCGAATATTTATAAGGCTATTTGTATGGGCTTCATAACTATTCACTGACTTTAAATATGATATGGCTTCTGAATTATTTTCTATAGAAGTTGTTATTTCAGGTAGCGGTCTTCCAAGAGGCTTATCTCTAACAATTCCGTTTAAACAATTCTTAATATATTCTGCGCTGGGCTTCCCCGAGCAAATGCCTTTAGCATCACAGCTAGCCCGAAAACAATTCCACATAATAGTATTGTCTATTTTAGATATACTTAGTTTTTTGGGGCCACCGCAGAAAGGGCAGGATACTATTCGTCTATCCCCTTCTTTAATTTTAATAGTTTTAATTACTTCAAGTTGTTCTGAGTAAGTCATTCTCAAGCCTCTTCTGTATCTGCCCCTTGGCAGGGACAGCGTCAGCTTATAAGCATATTTTTTATTGTCAAGGTACGCCTGACATTTAGTTAATGTTTTTAGTTTATATTTTTACTTATGTTGGTTTATTTTTTTACTTAACAGTTAAAAACATTAAGGAGGCTTATCAATTTAGGTAAGCCTCTGTTTTATATAGGATCTATGTTAATCAATTGGTCGTAGGTTCGATCCCTACCGCCGGAGCCATTTCAATAAAATCAATGACTTAGCGGGTGGATTGCATGTAGAAATATGCCTATTTAGGCGATTTTTTGTTTGGTTTTTGTTTGGTTTTTTTTTGTAAGAGGAATCAGCGCCATTTTTGATTTTGCCCGTCAATTTAAAGAATCATCATTTGGTAATTTAGCGAATTATGAATCGTGCTAGGATTTTTAAGATAGTGGGCGGTAACATTTAACTATGTTACACAGCCGACCAGACCATTGCATGGCGCCTACGGACCAGGCCCTACAGTTCCGGGGGGAGTGAGGCCGTTAAAGGGTCAGGTTCCTATAATACTCTATAGCACTTTGACCCTTTAATGATCACAGTCAGTTCAGTTAGCACTCGACAGTGTAGTATGAAACGGGTGTAGGGAATAATGCATAAAGAAATATTTCCTTATAGCCTCTGTCATTTCTTGCTCAAGTAGGCTGGAGTTGGTTACTGGCGTGGTACACCCTACTGCTCTCCGCGTAAGATATTTACGAACATAAGAACTTCCAAACACGGCTTCCGCTGGAGTTTTTATTGAAGAAATCATAGATTTATGCAGCCGTCTTATATTAGGGGTATTTCTTTTAGCTATAGCCAATAATAATCCCTCATAGAGCTTAGGTAGCGGCGAGGCTGATTTACGACTATTACATCTAAGACATGCCAAACAAAGGTTCTCTAAATCACAAGAGCCCCCTTGCGAATAGGGTACAATATGGTCAATGTAGAAGGGCCCTTTATGGCTCTCGCAATATGCACACTTCATACCCCATATTTTGATAAAAGCTTTTCGCTCTAATGGATTTATACGGCGCCGTTTCCTTATACCATTCATGGTTCTATTTCCTTTGATGCAGGTTCACCACGCACTAAAGCCTTCCATGAATAGGGAAATAGCCGCCCCATCTCTGCGCTTACTAGATTAGCCACTGTGCGGGTCTCTTCTTGCGCGTCAGGGGCACATCTAAGCACGGCCATCTTGGCCCAGGCGTCCAAACTCCCGCTCCACCAAAATTGCGTCATTAAATTCGCCGGTAATATCATGCGGGCCTGTTCTTCACATACCCCAAAATCAAGTAGTTTTTTGTAATGGGCAACGGCCTTGTTACATTGTTGCAAAGTACCTGCCGTAACCTTATCGGCAATATTATCTGAAAGCGCGCCCCCGGACCCTTGTTTCTTGTCTACGGCTGTTCCCCTCCAGGTATCCGGGTAAAATATCTGGGGCTCAGTTTTGACATATCTACGGCTTACCTCGTTAATTCTTAGATAAGAATGTTTCTGCAATTGCCGCGCTACAAAAATAGGGGCTTTAACATGAAAGGATGCAAAGCAATGCCCGAACGGGCTAAAGTGTTTATGTGCAGCTAGGTACTTAATTAATTTCTCATCTGAGTAATGTAGTGCTGGACGCATGTGATTTTCATCTGGGCCCACATATCCTATTGGCTCACTCTTTTTATGAAAACTTACTCTAGCTGCATTCACCACTGAGAGGTCCGTACCCATGCTATCCAGCAACTCTACGGTAATCTGAGCAGCCACTATAAAACCCTCACATATGAAACGGTCTGCTCTGCTTTCTTAATGTATCTCCTTAACTCTGAGCCAATTAACATTCTTTTCATAGGAGCATACGGAAGCTCATCACCCCGGCCAGAGATCTTAAAAAGAACCTCTTTCTTATTGTTGAGTACCTCAAAAACCTTGTACTTGTTGTGATGATAGGTAGCTAGATCTGTTAAATCAGACATGATTGTTCCTTTGTGCCTGGAGCTCTTTAATTAAGCTTTTCTGTTCTTGGATTATTTTATTTAGTTCTGAAGTACGCTGCTTTAGGGATTTCAGATCCAAGCCCCCAGGTAGAGAGTGTCCCCCAACCCAATTTCTATAACGCTTGGCTTCTCTGCCCAGCTTCTTGAAACCAACCACGTCCAGGCCGCGTTTATTCATTGCGTTGCGCGCATTGGTTTCGGTTATTACAGAATATACCAAGAGTGAGGCGATATTTTTATGCCCTGAGATGCTCATTAACTCATCGTGAGTGCAGCCAAATTCGCTGGCATGGGTTACGCCAGTACGCCGTAAGTCCGACAATCGTATGGCCGTATAGACATACTTGCCCTGCTTTGATTTCTTGCCTTTGTCCCGCACTGGGGCCAGAAGCCCTGACGCAGCCCTCATCCTACCAAAGACCCAGGTCAATCTATCCGCAGTGTAGGGCTTTAGAGTGTTTTCTTCTCTTATTATAAAATCATCAGAATTATGCTTTTCATGTAGCTTAAGGCGCTCTTCGATACCCTTTGTAATAGGTATACGCATCTCGGCGCCGGTCTTGCGCTGGGCAAATTCAGCTACGCCATCATCCACTTGAAGGTCTGACCATTTCAGCAACCGTATATCCACAGGTCGCTGCATCCACTCATAGCACATGGTTATAACAGTACCCATGCTGGTTTTTCCATTAGCATCACAGAAAGCAACCATGCTGTTGATTTGCTCACTAGTCCACATTACGCGGCGGACGTGGCCTTTAGGGAGCTTTACTAGTGTAAAGGGATTTGAACGAGCTAGGCCTTTACGCATGGCTTCATTCCATGCTGCGCGAAGGCGAATTATAGTAACCGCCGCATTATTAGGGGTAACCCTTGTAGAAACTAGCTGAAATATAGTTGTTGCTACCGTATAATCTACATCCGCGACTTCCATATCAGAGAAGGGAACCCCGCGCAGATGGCCCGGTAAATTAACATTCCATAATTCCCAAGTCATAAGCCGGTTTATTAAAGAGCGGTAATTTCTCTTAGTACTTTCCGTATTGTCTAGGTAGTCGATGCTTCGCATCCAGGCCAAAATAAGTGTGTGTACACTACCTTCGGGCGCATAAACTGATGTGTCTGTGCCCAATTTGGTATGTGTTTCCCACTCCCTGTGCCACTGGCGTATTATTGCTTCGCCCTCTTCCTTAGTGTCAGCCTGGGCACTTTTCCGTTCTGGAAAGGTATCCATAAACTTACCGGAGGGAACTACCACAAATACCCAACCACTTTTGCGGCGTACTTTTTTTATGTAGCCGGCAGATCTTAAAATATTAGTCATTACACTCTCCCATAAAAACGAGTAGATTTGTCTGAAGGTCGGTCAAATAAATACCAGCAAGCGTTGTCTTTGCCTGACGTTTTATCGAACCATTTTATTCTACCCACGCTCACTACCTTGCGTAATCTGGGTAGGAATTGAGTAGATTGCTTTGTGTGCGCCCAATCTGCATCAAAAAGCAGCCAAGTAGGCCGCAAGTCTGAGAATAGGGTAATCATTGGATGTAATATTGCCCGGTCCCAGGGCGGGTTAGTTATAATAACGTCAGCTTCCTTTAGATGGTCTTCATCCAAGCAAAATGCGTCCATAGTTCGTATGTTGAAGGATTGGGGCTCGATGTCGTAGGCGCTCACGCATTGTAGCCCTAGATCGGACAAGCTACGAATTAACGCGCCGTCCCCTGCACAAGGTTCACAAAAGCTTTGTACCTGTCCCAGGAAGGGTTGTAGAGGAAGTACAGCTTCCACCGGTGTTCGATAGAAGTCGCGGGGCTGCCTTTCAAAGGATGAACGCTTGCCCACTACACAGCCGCCAATTCTAGTGAGTGTATTTGCATGTCGCACTCATCTCTTAGAAATTCGTACTTTTCAGAGATACCTTCCAAGACTTTTGTCTTAGTAAGCTTGTACGCTTCAGCCCTGCCTGTTTTCCCAATCAAATTGCTCAATTTAGCTTCGTAAGGTGAGCATCGGTGGCGTAGAAAATTGACGCACTTCTTCTCTAAGGTGGTTTGACTATCGTTAGCCCAGTTGCGCTCATATTTAAGCTGCTCAAAATGCCAATTAGCTTTACGCTTGAGATAACTGACTGACATTTCCTCAATGGGTATCTCTGTCGCTGAAATCTCTGCAAAGAGTATCTGTCTTTCGTTTGCCTTAACTTCTTTCATATACAAAGACCGCTTTGCCCGGCTGAGTTGGGTCTGAGCTTTCCATTGTAGAAAATCGGGACGTTGTTCTGCGCTCCTAACCCTGGTTGCATTGAACAGGTTTACCGGCGCACCTTTACGATAGTGGGGGTTTTTGACATACTTATCGGCAGAGCCTAACCACTTTTTAATAGAACCTGGGGTCCACCCACGCTGTAGGACGGCGGTTTTAGTTATATAATTAACGCTCATGCTGAAGTTTCCTTGTAAAAAATATGGGTACCTACCTGACAGGTCTTCTTAAAAAATTTGGCCTTGGCCCAGTAAGGCCGCACATAATCAGCGTGGTAGTGAGTACTTTTGCCCACGCATGTGACTTTGATTGGTTTTTCCAGCATCAATTCGGCTAATGCGAGGGCCCTGCCCCATGCAGCCTTCTCTTTAGGCTTGTCGCTCAGTCCATCAGAGAACCAAGAGAATTGACTTTTTTGGGTAACAACCCCGCAAATGGTATTTGGGTATCTAGAATGGCTTACACGGTTAAGTGTCACCTGCCCTACGGAAACTTGCGCTAAAAGAGGCTCTGAACGAGCCTCAAAGTATAAATTTAAAGCCAAACAGGTCAAAGCGGTATTAAGAATCATGTTGGTAACCTCAATTAGTAAAGTGTTAATGCTGATTCATTAACAGACACCTCTAATTGTTAGTCGTAACTATCACGATTCGTCAATACTGTTTTATAAATAAAAAAAAGACCCCATAAAGGAGTCTTAAGTTGTCACCGGGAGGTAATTAGTTCAGTTGGGCTCTACTATTATGGCAGTAGGCCAGGAGCCTTTCTCTGGACCAAGCTCACTGTCTAGAACAATAAAGTCATCAAAACATTCCATATGCAGAATATGTTGGTTACGGCCAGTATTTTCTGCCGCTTCTTGGGCATCCAGCAAAGCTATACTTAGTTTTTTAGCTTTAGAAACATCCGTAGTTATCATTTATTTCCTAGCTCCATTGTTTATGTTTTCATGTAGGCGCGCGCGAGAGAAGTATGTGTTCTTAATGTTTGTTATAAGTATATTACTGTCTCTCTTGCTTATAGCAAGCCCTATTTAAGTCAACAAAACAGCCACCAAAAAAAATATTTATTTTTAAAATAGTTTGGATTCAAATGTTTATAGTTTCATAATTAATTTGCCATTTTATAACATTCCTTTATTGTCACAAAAATGTCGTGACTGACATAACAAACAAAAAAGGAAACAAAATTATGAAACTCTTAAACACCGGGGCGACTAACGCTAAAATTTTAAAAAGCCAAAACGGCACCCAATTCAAAATTGCTTCGCTCTCTCTTTATCCAAACAATGTTATTTGTGCCGGTGCCAAGGCCGCTGGCTGTATGAAACTATGTTTAAAAGATTCCGGTTTTAGTGAAATATTTAAATCAGTGAATGAAGCAAGACAGAAAAAAACCGATTTATATATGAACGACCCGGCCTTATTTATTGCCCTATTACATAAAGAGATTGCTTCTTTTATTCGCAAAACAGAAAAACAAGGTTTTAAGGCCGTTTTTCGTTTAAATACAATTAGTGATATCGATTGGATTAAAGAGGGAATCCCGCAACAATATCCAGAGGCCCAATTTTACGATTATTCAAAACGAGTTAATACTCTGATTACCGGACTTGCAAACTACCGTAAAATTTTTTCATTTAGTGCCGAGCCAAAATATCAAGGCTCCGTGAAAAAAGCCCTTCAAACTGATATACCTATAGCAGTGGTTTTCCGGGGTTATGTCCCGGTCGGTAAATACTATTTAGGCCGTGAGATAATAAACGGTGACAAATCAGATTTAGATAACTCCACAGCATTCAATAAGGTTTGCGGCCTTACTCTTAAAGGTACCAAAAATAAGAAGCAGGAGGGGCTATTCATAGTAGACCCCATGACGGCCACAGATTGCCCCATAAGCCGGCCCACATGTTTAAAGCATGATTTAATGCAGGCCGGCCTGGGCCGGTTTTTAGAGGTAGCGGCATGAATTGGAAATATAAAGAATTTCTAGAGGCCCTCGGTGATTTTCTGGGCGCCCTATCAATATTCATTTTATTATTTGCCGGCCTATTCGCCGGGTACGCTTACAATTTACTGTGAAGGGGAAAAACATGTTTAAAATTTGGTTTTGTGGTGGCTCGGATGAATATTTCTTCTTTGACGATCTGGCCGAATATTCGGAAAAATATGATTTTAACGCCTCCGAGCTGGTCAGAACGGGAAAGACGGAAATGTTAGACTCGGAGGTAGGCGGCACCATGGATGTCGTAATAGGCGGCGTTTTTTGCTGTGATCACCAGGGCTTTTCAAGATCGCTTTCTTTATGCCTAGAATCTTAAAATTTATACGCCCGGCACTAGTCTTGTATAAAGCTGTTTTGATCGGTTTTTACATTGCACTAGTGCCGGCGCTTTTTTCTTATTTATTCACTTAATCGAAAGAGGTAAAATATGACATATTACATTTATAAAGGCCACGACAACGGCCCCGTTTTAGCTATCGCTGAAGGTATACAGGAAGCCAGGAAAATTGCTAAACGAGTATCTAGACAATTAGGCCTAATTACTATTCGGGATTGCTTAGGCGGTATTCACACAGAAATAGAAATGCCAAATATAAAAATGCGGGCAGATTTAGTCGATATCGAGATTACAGCTTTAGAGTTGAAATTTAGTAATTATGAGGGTTCCGAAGCAATAGATTCAATATCATACGTTGCGGCGTTTAGAAACGATTGTATGCATATCGCAAAACTATCACAAAAATGGTCGAAAAATGGTCATTTATCTTTTGGGCATGTCGAGGCCTTACTTGCTATTGAAAAATATGCTTTGAAACTCAGCAACAATAAATATAATTGGGCATACTTCGGGCAATCTGAATTTGATAGCGACTGTATGCATATCGCAGATCGGGCCCGGTCAATAATAGATAACCATGAAAGTACGCTTACGGAAGGGACATTCTGATGGCTGAAGATAAAATACTGAACGTTTCTGACCATGGTGCATTCGGTGGTATGACAAATAACGAAATTGAGCAGCTTTCTAAGGAGCTCATGCATCAGCCTGATTATACCAGAAAGAAATTAGCTGTGCTGCTCATTCACTCGGTACTAAACATCACAGATAAATATCTAGATGACCTTAGTGCCATGCTTAAAGTAAATCAAATATACCTAGCCGAAATTCTAGACCATTACCCAGAATAAGAAATAAAACACTAAGCACCTGACTAATAGAACCCCGCTCGAA